ATTATGGTTTTATAGATATAAAATACATTTGACAAAAATTTCCTGTTATAAACGATTTTTCCATATCTACTTAATAATTCATATAAAACATAGTTTTTCTATGTCTACCAATAATTATACTTATTACCATAAAATACCAATTTCATTCATTGCTAACTTTTCAAGTCCTGCCTATTATATGAAGCAACTTTATCATTTTAATATTAATAATCCTTGTAACCTGCTAATACCAACGCTTTCAAGACTTTATACATTTATTTCCAGTAGTAATAGTAATAACTATTATTGTTACCATAGTAGAATATTATTTCCATACCCGCCCATATTTACAAATATTTTCCATTTATTTTCCTTGTCCCATACCATAGCACATAATCCCACACACCCAACCTACCGATCATCGATCCAACAAAAAACCATCCCAAATCCATCATTTTACATCGACCTATCAATCGTAAAACCCCTACTACGCCCACATTACACCCACCCCATATTTCACAAAAATCCCTAAATCCCTACCTCAACACCCCTATAACCCACTAACCCCAATACCTATATCGACATAAGCCCTATACAACCCCACCCCTATATTAACAAAACACCCCTCAAACCCCTATCTCCCAACCATCACACCATCCCACACCCGACAAACCACGACACTTAAATTTTTTCAATTTCCCACTCATATTTTCTAAATCATAAAATATACTATACTATCAATCCGAATTTGGACAAGTTATTTTTCTTAGTTGGCAATTAAATTATTTTTGTTTTTTATATTGACTTGGAAATATTTGTGTGATATACTGAAAGCAGGTATATATAAAAAGGTGGTGAGTAAATGAAAGAACAGTTGCAAGAACAAAATCAATTATGGAAAAAGTTTGTGTCTATTCCACATCAGTTAATTGTAGATAAATCAATTTCTACAATAGAATTTTATTTATATTTCTTGTTAAAAAAACATATGAATCACAGTACATGGAAAACTAAAACCTCACAACATATGTTAAAGAAAAATTTAAACATAGCAGATAACAGAACTTTAATTGGAAAGCTACGTAAATTAAAAGAAAGCAAGTACATAGATTATAATTTTGATAAATTTCCAAACAAAGCAGAGTTTATAGAAATTAAAATAATAAATTTAAAATCGCAGTATGAATCTTTAGACTTAGAGTTATATGAACAGATTAATAAAGTAATAAATATTGATTTACTTCCACAGGCAATAAGATTAATTTATTATTACATAAAGAATTATAACCCTGATTTCGATAGTATGGGGATTAAGGGTTTAGCTTGCCCAAGTTATACAGAAATTAATAAAGAGTGTAAAATCAAATTAAATGATATTACTGTAATTAATAATATATTTCATGAGAACATGATATGTGAAGTAATTGAAGGAGAATGGTATTTAAGTGAGTATTTTAATAAACCAATGAAAGGAAGAAATAGGTATATACCAAATATTATTATTAATACAAAAAATCATGAAAGAAGATATCATAAACATATTACTGTAAGAAAAAATAATTATATTCAAAATTGATTTAATTTATATAACTACTGCAAATTTTACTTTAGTGAAATTTAGATTATATGTTTAGTATTTTAAGTTTAGTATTAAGTTTAGTATTAAGTATAGTATATTAAGTATATATTATATTTCTTCCCTATCTGGTTTGCAGACCTTCTCGTAATCTGGATAGTATATATCTGGTAATTTAGATAGTGGATCTGGTAATTTAGATAGTGGATCTGGTAATTTAGATAGTATCGTAGAATGCTTTATTTTCAATAGAGAAAATGAAGAAAAATATATTTATTTGTCATGCTAAATTTCATGATAAAATTATATAAAAATTAAAATAATTTTCCTCTACCCTATTGACATTATCTTACAGTCATGATATACTTAATATATAAGGGTAGACAGTTACATACATCTTCCGTACCTTGAAAATTGAATAACAACTGAATATTGGTTATCTGATATGATTTATGGCAGGATTTTTATCTGCTGATTAGTTTTTTTGTAAGTTAATAATTAAAATATTTAAAATGACATTGCGTTATTAAGATTTGAAAGGAGAGATATAAATGCCTATTTTAATGCTTTTGATTTTATTACTTGGAATGTGGATTTTTGATTGAAAGGAAATAAATAATGCTAAAATACAAAGATAAATATTTTGTTTTAAAACAAAAATTACTCAACGGTAAACCATCACCAAATAAAAATGATAATTACATCCAATGTAAAAAGAATGGTAGTAATTACATACAAATATATCGCTATAATAATGATACATTAGCAGTTCTATTCTGGACAGTTGGTGTAGCCAATAATCGTATAAAAGAATTAAATGAAAAAGGGGTTTCTTTAAAGTTATTTGTCTCTGGCAATGATGAAAGCATCTACCTATTCCATGAAAAAGATTTAAAAGAGGTTGCTAAAGTTGTTGGTGCAAGAAAGAGAACTAAACGGGAACTAACTGAAGAACAAAGAGATGAATTAAGGGAAAGATTAAGAAAAGCAAGAGAGGTTAAGAAGAATGGTAAAGATTAATTTTATGATAAAATTAAGGGTCTATTTTGAAAAAATCAGTGAAGTAATATAGTTATTCATTTTTTTGATTTGAAAGCAAAATAGAGTCGATTTTCGTTCATATGAATAAGAAAATAAAAAAGATATAGGTAATGAGAAAGGAAGAATTTTTATATATGCAAAATTCAGAAATTAAATTAAATAATACTATCATTAATATCAAAGACAGGAAAAATAACATCAACCCTTGGTTAATAACCAGAGAAAATGCCAATACATATCAAATCGAATCAAAACGTGATCGCCGCTTTTTTACAAGTATCTATAAAAATGAATGCTTTATGCAAGATGGCGAACTACATTGTTCAAGAATTATAAATGGCACATCAGAATCAAAGAGCTACGCTTTTGCTCCATTTTATTCTTTTGATTTAGAAGAAGAATCTACAAGAGAATCTGATTTTAATTGGACGGAAAGTGAAAGTTAAGGTGAATACAAATGATAAATAGATACAACAAATGGAAACAGAATAAAGACAATTATATATTGCCCGGAAGAAATGTAGATTGGGATTTAGAATTATTTGATCATGGATATGATTTTAGTAAGGACTTGAATGATCCTGATAATAAAAGGATTGTTCGTTTTGTGAATATATTACATAATAACCACAGATAAGGAGGGCAGATGTTGGCTCTGGATAAACAAATACATCTTTATAGCGTTGATACTTCATTTTTTTATAAACCAAATGAAGAAAAGATTGCTAAGAAGCTTAGTATAATTCGCAAGCAAAAAACTAAATTAAAAAAGATTTTGCAAAATTGTAATGCAAGTAAACAGCAAAGTAGAGTAAAAAAACTAATATCCAGTAAAACAGAAAAAGAAAAAAACTATAAACAGGATTTACTTACTGAATTGGCAAACAATAAAGACATACGAATTTTAAGAAAACAGTTAACAGATAAACATATAGTATCAATGTTTGAATCCACATTAAGCAGAACATTACAAATTCCAGAAAACTTTCTAACTACAGATCTTTTTATTGTGCAAGCATTTTATTTTGATGTACTTGAAGATTTAATACTCGATGGATTTATATACAATGATGAAAAATACATATGCTTTACAGCAAGTGCAGGGCAAATACGTACAAAGAAAACTGTTTTTATTAATGAAAAACTTTGGAATAAATATCATGATACTTTGATGTGTGGTTTGTCTATAGATAGTATTAATGCTCAAGGTGGCGTGAATATTAATAAGTTTTTAGCATATTTAGCATTATGTAATTCAGCAACAGATTTATGGATTGATTTTGATATTACCAAATCCATTGTAGTTGATGATATGGAAACATTAGTTAGTGGTACGGTTGATTTTATTGATGACGTAACATATAAAATCACAAGAAAAGTAATGGATATTCCAATTTGTCATACTGATGGTTGTGGAATGATGCTCCCTAAAGTAAGTAATAAATCTTTTATGGTTAGATTACCTTGGATTAAGGGATTATTAGCACCATTCCCATATGATGAATTTATTAAAGAACATAATGCAAGGAGTAAAGTTATTGATATTTACGGTAAAGAATGGGATTTACTTAAAGATGATATCCAGATCGTATTTACAAAATCGCAATTCAAGATGTGGAAGTATTATAAAGATTGGTCTGAATATCAAATTAATTTCATTAAACATAAATGCCAAGCTGGAATTTGTAACTTAGAAGAAGATTATTTTGATAATGCTAAAATTAATTATCAAATGCTTCAAACACTATCTAATATTACTGATGATGAATTAAGCGAAATATCATCGAAAGCAAGAAACGATATTTTGCAGATTGGTAGTAATCGCAAAACAATGTTGAAAGTTTTTGGAGTTACAAGAAGCAATATAAATAAAACTCATCTGCAACAAGCCATTGAACTGTATCCAGACTTATTATGTGATGTGCATTGCAGAAAAGTTTTACAAGACATAAAAAAGAGTTTAGTTAAACAAGGACGGGCAGCTAAGTTTGAAATAGATTGTTTATATACTTTTTTAATTCCAGACTTATATGCATTTTGTGAGTATCTATTTTTAAAAGACAAAAACCCAAAAGGACTATTAGATAATGGACATGTATATTGCAAATTATTTGATCATGGTAAAGAATTAGATTGTTTAAGATCTCCTCATTTGTATAGAGAACATGCAGTTAGGCAAAATATTATTGATGAAGTTAAAAATAAATGGTTTGTAACTAATGGAATATACACAAGTTGTCATGATTTAATATCTAAACTGCTCATGTTCGATGTGGATGGAGATCAAAGTCTTGTAGTATATGATGATTTATTTGTTCAAATAGCTAAACGCAATATGAAAGATATTGTTCCACTTTATTATAACATGAAAAAAGCTGGAGCTGAAATTATTAGTAGTCAAAGTATCTTTAATGGTTTAAGGCTGGCTTATACTGGTGGAAATATAGGCGTCATTAGTAATAATATATCTAAGATATGGAACAGTAACAATATAAGTTTAGATGCAGTAAAATGGCTTTGTATGGAGAACAATTTTACAATTGATTAATTATTAGTCACCTTATATAGCAATATATAAGTGAAAAGTTGGTGAACCTATAAATATAGGGTGTATATCTAACGTGTAGTATGCCATAGGAAATGATGGCTAATAGATATGCTAACAGGGAAAGTCTAAGTAGTATGTGATTTTTTACAAAAGGTGATAATTTGATTTTTATTAATGAAGATAAATATAAAAATAATAAAGGTATATATTGTATTCGTAATTTATTAAATAATAAAAGATATGTTGGACAAACAGCAGAAAATTTTCAAAGACGTTATTTGCACCATAGATGGAAATTAAATAATAATAGTCATGACAATGAATATTTACAAAAATCATGGAATAAAAACGGTAGTAAAAATTTTGTTTTTGAAATTATTGAAATTATAGATGATATATCAAAATTAGATGAAATGGAAATAAAATACATAACCTTATATAAAGAAAAAAAATTATCATATAATATGCTTCTTGGTGGACAGGGTAGGCGTGGTTTTAAAATGAAAGAAAGCACGAAAAAATTAATTGGGTAAAAAAATAAAGAGCATATGACTGGCAGAAAACACAATCAAAGTACAAAATATAAAATGAGCCAATCTCGTTCAGG